ATTACCCCGAGGGCTACGACGACGACCAGGACGCGGTCCGCGAAGCCACCACGCCGTACGACGGCGACAAGGTCCAGACGGCCCCGGCGACGGTCCCGAGCGCCGCCCAGCTCCGCGCCCAGGCCGCCGCGTTCCTGGAGCAGGCCGCCGAGGTGGAGCGTGCCGAAGCGCGCGCCCTGCTGCTGGCCCGCGAGGAGGCCAAGCCCAAGGTGCCCCAGCTGAGCGACGGCGTGGCCGTGGTGACGTTCAGCCGGTACCAGTCGGGCCGCAACTACAACTACGCGGCCCTCGGCTGGCGTGACGGCGCGGCGATCCGCTGGGTGGTCACCGGCCACGAGAAGCGCAGGTTCAACTGGCCGGGCCTGCTGGAGTTCATCGGTGAGGCCAACTGGCCGACCCTGCACCAGGTCACCGAGACCGTCCGTATCGGCCCGGACCCGGCCCTGGAGGCTCCCGTGGCCGAGGTGATGGGTGACTACGGCCGCGTGCAGCGTACGGAGGCTGTGGGGCGCTCTGTGGACCCGATGCTGGGCTTCCCCCGGTTCGCTCCCGGCGGGATGATCTACGCCCTGCACACCCAGGAGCCCGGCTATGGCCACTGAGCCCGAGGTCAAGTTCCCGGACGTGAGCGTGCAGCTCACCGGCCAGGACGGCAACGCCATGGCCGTGATGTCGACGGTCACCCAGGCGCTGCGCCGGGCCGGGCACGCCGACCAGGTCTCCGAGTTCATGGCCGAGGCCATGTCCGGCGACTACGACCACGTAATCCAGACCTGTATGGCCTGGGTTGACGTTCACTGATAGGCACGCGGTGGGGGCGGCTACGGTCGTCCCCACCGCTCACCACACCCGAGGAGACACCATGGACCCCAACGAGGCCCTGGACCGCCTGCGCGCGTTCGTGCAGCAGGTCAATCTGCACGGACGGTTCACCACCGAGACCGTGGAGTCCGTCGCCGAGGCCGCCGACGCCCTGGACACATGGCTGTGCGCTGGCGGGTTCCTGCCTGAGGACTGGGCGAAGGCCCAGACGCGGTGACCAGGGAGCTACTGCTGCCCCTGGTCCTGGCCAAGCCTGGCGACTGCCCCGGCTCCAGGGTGCCGCCCCGGCGCAACTGGCGGGGCCGTGCCGAGTGCGCCGTGTGCCGCAAACGGTTCGCGATCAAGCTGGACGGCACCGTGCGCACACACCCCGAGAAGCCCAAGTTTTTGCCGGTTAAAGGTATTGACATACCCGACTGCGTCGGGTAATTTCATTGGTGTGAGCGGGACCGACCCGCCAGAGAGGACCACCATGGCCATCACCGCCGTCAGCGCCGCTGAGACCCTGACCGACGATCTGTTCGATCAGGCCGCGCGCCTGCGCAAGCAGGTGCTCTACTACGAGCGTGGACGCGCCCGCGACACTGCCCGCCAGGAGTTGGCCTACGTCGAGCGCGAGCTGCGGACTCGGGGCGCACTGTGAGCACGCAACAACCGCCCCGGCCGGTGCCCGGCACGTCACGGCGCACCAAGGGGGCCAACAAGCAGGGCCGCGAGCTGATCAAGGCCATTGAGGCCGCTGGCGGCGAGGTGCGCCCGTCCGGGTGCCCCGGCCACTTCAAGGTCTACCTGGACGACCGGTACATCGGCAGCCTCGCGGGCACGCCCAGCGACTGGCGCACCTTCAAGAACGACATCGCCCGGCTGCGCCGCAACGGGCTCAACATCACGTCAAAGGGGACTTTCAATGGGGCTGTTTAACTTCGGCGGGCTCGACGTTGCCGCCAAGGTGGACGACTTCGAGCGCATCCTGACCAGCATCGCCACCAACCTGGAGACCCTGATCGAACTGCACCGGCCCCCGCCCATGGAAGCGCCGACGGTCCCGATCGTGCGGGACAGGGTGGACCGGTGAGCGCCCGCCGCCGTGTGGAGCGGGTGTTCGGGCTGTACGCCAGGGGCGCGGCGGTCTCCGAGGACATGCCCTTGCGGTACTACATCCTGGGCGACGACACCGCCGTGGTGGTCGTTTTACCGTTCCACTTGACGTTTCGGCCCGGCGGGCGGCCCCGCTACGCCCATCTACTACCCGACCCCGACGACCAGGCCATGAAGGGCTCGCGCACCGCCGACCGCACCGGTTACGCCCTGCTGGGATGCGATGACTGGTACACCACCGGTCCCTTCCCTGTTGGACGTTGGTGGTTCAAGCGCAACGACACCCACCAGCGCCAGGTCGATGCGTGCATCTGCGACAGCCGCCCCGCGTGGGGTGTCATCGACTGCCCGGTACACGGCCTGGTGGTGGCGTGATGGCTGACCTGGAACGCGCCGATCCTGCGAGGTGCTTATGAGCTGGAACACCGTCGATATCGGCGAAGAGGAGTACCCCGGCCAGGCCCAGGGCTGCGGTGACGAGTGGGGTCCGTGCGGCCACGACCACGGCCGCACCGAGCAGCACGACTACGAGACCACCGAGCGCTACGGGACCGACTGGTCTGAGCCGGTGCGACTGCCCCCCGCCGAGCCCTGGCCCGACTATGGCCGGTGCATTCCCACCAAGCGCGACCTGTACCCGAACCAGCAGGTCGCGGAGCGCCGCATCGCGGATATCCGCAGCTGGTGCAACGCCAGCGGCCGGGCGTACCTGCCCCTGGTGGCCGTCGCCTGCGAACACACCGACCTGCCGCTTCACCCCGGCACCCACTACCACCTGCGGAGGATCAAATGAGCTACGAGGAGTCCAAGGCCCAGGTAGAGGCCCTGGGCGAGTACCTGATGGGCAAGCGCGACCAGTTCCAGAAGGACGCGGAGGCATACGTCGGCCAGCGTTTCGCGCACATGATGCACTCCCCGTCGGAGAAGGACCTGGACAAGCCGTGCCGGGAGTCGTACGGGTGGTGCTGGGTGCACATGGCCAAGGCCCTGCCGCCCAAGCCGGTCATGGCCGTGGGTCCGTTCAGTGCAAGCAACGAGCTGGAGATCGACCTGCGGGATGTCAACCCCGAGGTGCTTCGGCTACTGGACGGCGACGATGGCTGACGACTGGTCGGAGTGCTCGCACTACTTCGTGGACCGCTCGGGCGGCTTCGGGTGGCCGTCCTGTATCAAGTGTGGCGCACCGCCGCCGGACACTGAGCCGGTGCGGCGGTACCAGGACTCCATCCGGCGTTGTTGTGAGACGCCGACCACCGCCGCACACACCCCGACGTGCAACAGCATGGACGCCCGCGTGCGCCGTGGGCAGAAGGCGATACCGACGTGACCGGCGTTCCGACCCGTGCCGAGGTGGATGCACTGCGCAGCGCCGACGCGCACACCCTGGGCCTGTTGAATCGGCACCACTGGGTGCTGGTCTGGGTCTGGCCACTGGAACGCTGGCGATTGGTCTACGACCCGCCGAGCCGCACCACACCCGAGGTTGGGAGGAACCGCTGATGACCGTTCCGTTCGATACTGGCGGGGCCGCCGACATTGGGAGCTTCAATGTGACCCCGGCCTGGGAGAAGCCCTGTCCGTTGCGTGAGGAACCGATCCTCACCGCGCTGGGTTACTCGGGCGGGTGCCAGTGCGGCATGTGCCGGGCGGCAGCGGCGGGGCACCTGTGAAGACGGTCAGCCCCGGCATGAACGTGGACGCCCAGCGGCGCAAGTTCATCCAACGCATCGTGGACGCGCCCGACTCGGGCCGGGAGCCCAACCTGCACGTGCAGTACCTGGAATGGCTGCTGGCCGAGTTCGACGCCAGCGTGGCGGCCGGTCAGCCGCGCCCGGCGTCGGAGTTCCTGCCCATGTACTTCGAGGAGTTCGACCTGTGAGCAGCACCAGCGGCCGGTCCAACCGCAACGAACGCGGATCCTCGTATGACCGCCGGGCACGCCGTAAATGGCTGGTCTCAGCGGCGGCGGGGTTCGGCGGCGACGGCACCAAGGTCCCGTGCTGGGAATGCGGGGCCATGCTGACCGAGGACAACGTCATCGCCGACCGCCTGGTGCCCGGCCACCTCGGCGGCACCTACCGCCGGTCCAACATCCGGGGTCCGCACTGCACAGGCTGCTCATGCCGCCAGGGCGCGGCGCTGACCAACGAGATCGCGCGGGGCAGCGACCCGTACGGGGACGATGACCTGTGCAAAGCGTGCGGGGTGCACTGGCTGGCCAAGCACGACAGCACCTGTCGGTATTTGATCGACGGCATGGTTTGACATACCCGACTGAGTCGGGTAACTTAATGGGTGTGAGCGGGACCGCCCCGCCACAGAGAGGGACCAATGACCATCACCACCGCCACCTTCATCAGCACCATCGTTGTCGGCGCGGTCGCATCGTTCACTGAGCGGGGCACCCACTACACGGGAACGGTGGTCGGTCATGGCCTGACCCACCGCAATGACGGCTTCGTGCACGACCACCCGGCCGACGTGCCGTGCCTGCGGGTGCGCGTGGAGGAGGACACCCCGCTGTCCCGCGTCAAGGAGGTGCTGGCCTCCCAGCTGGTCCACGTCAGCGCGCCCGTGCCGTGCTCCTGCCGGTACTGCGGATGAGCGCCCCGGCGCAGGTGTCCGCCCGCCTGGAGCTTCGGCGCTCCAGCGCGGCGGTGCCGCACCGCAACCGCAAGCGTGAAGCCAAGCGCCCCGGCAAGGGCAACCGCAGCAACTGGAAGCGAGAGACCCGATGAACCTTGGGCCGATGGCCGATGCCTTGGAGGCGGTCACGCTGGAGCCCAAGGACGGCCAGCTGGAGGCGGGTATCGCGAGCACCGCGCAGGGCCGGGCACGGTGGTGCCAGCACTGCGATACCACCCGCCTGGCCACGGACATGCGATGGACCCTGGACGGCGTCTACGCCTGCCGGTGGTGCCTTGGACCGGGCGTCGGCACGCCTGAGCTGTGGACGGACCCGACCCTCTACGAGACCGGTGCGGTGCTACCGATCTTCGTCAGCACGCCGTCCAGCTCCGGCGTGATCACCAAGGGCGGCTTCGACTGGAGCCAGCCCTTCAAGAATGACCCCGACTGGGGCATGAGCTGGGAAGCGTAAAGGCGGTGCCCCCTCGACTCAGAGCCGCCGGTCCTCGCGGGTGTACGTGTCCGCTGGCCGGTCAACCGTTCGCCCCAGCGAGTCGCGAGCTGCCAGGGACGGGGGTCACCGCGCCTGCGACTGTACCTGATCCGTGATGACCGGTGATGACCCGGCGGCGTCCTTCTGCCGCTGGCGGTACTCGGCCTGGGCGTCGGCGTGGCACATCCGGCACGACTCCTTGCCGGTCTTGGGCGCGCGGTAGGTGTTGCCCCAGGTCTTGGGGTGGCCGCACTTGGGGAAGCTGGGACCGATCTCGCCGGTCATGGCGGCGTCGACCATGTGACGCAGCTGGGCCTGGTATCGATCGCGCTCGGCCTTGGCCTCGGCCAGCTCACGCTCCAGGCGGGCGGTGTCGGACTGGTACATCCGCAGCGTGTTGTCGAACACGTCGGTCTCGTCCATGTAGAACCGGGCCAGGATGGCGCTGGGCTCGGCGGCCACCGCCCGCACCTGGCGCAGGCTGCACAGCAGCTGGTCCGCGATGGCCTCGGCGGTGATGCCCTGGCGGCGCAGCCCGGCAATGGCCCAGGCCCGGTCGCCACGGGACATCTGGGTGTAGCTGACGCTGGTGCTGCCCGCCAGTAGCGCCGGGAGCAACTGGTGGTCGGGCTCCCAGCGCCCGGCCGGGGTGTTGAACCCGTCGTCCTGGGGGTCGGCGGTCATGTCACCCAACCGGGATTCCCTGACGCTTGGCCTCGGCCAGCATCCGGCCTCGCGCGATGTGGCACTGGGCCGCCTGGACGTGGTCACCGCGCTGGTGGTGCCCCTGGTTGGCCCACCACAGCGCCCCGGCGGTGTTGCGCACGTTGGTGGCCACCTGGGCACGCTGGGCGGCCTCCTGGCGGGCCTGCTCGCGCTTGTCCACGATGGTCACGTCAGATGTGGGGTGGAGGCGAACCGGCACGCCGTCGGGTCGACTGTTCGGGAGAATCAGGCCGCCATGGGCTGCGGTGGTGGTCATGGCCGCGACTCTACCGCGAAGACCTCGGCGTTCAAGTGGACCTCCAGCTCGACATAGCTGCCGTACCGGTCGTACACCTCGCTGAACATCTGGAACGCGGCCACGCCGTGGTGCCAGGCCGCGTGCAGGGCCTTGAGTCGGCCCCGCCACGGGTCGGGCAACCGGCGCAACCAGGCCGGGGCCTTGATCTTCTCCACGGGCGCGCTCACGTGTTGCTCCAGTCGCCGCCGACCTCACCGGCCACGTTGTCGCTCTGGAGCCACGCCGGGCGGTGCTCAGCCGGGCCGGTGCCGGGCAGGTAGCCCGACTGATTGGACTGCTCCCCCGCCGCGAAGTCGCTGATGCGGTGCTCAGCCGGACCGGTGCCGGGCAGGTAGGGCCGGGTGGGCTCGATGAAGCGACGGGTGGCCTCGGTGAAATCATCACGCGGGGTATCCGTCGTCTTGAGCGGCGGGAACGACGCCTCGTCAAACAGGCCCGTGTACGGGCTGTTGCGCAGCTCCTCCTCGGTGAACTCCCGGTCCAGGTTGATGCGGCCGTCGCCGGTCAGGCACTCCTCGCCCGCAGCGTTGTGGGTCGCTGTGTTGATCACCTCAGGTGTCGACACCAGGTCCGTGCCCTCGGGGACATCGGGGAAGTTGTACACCGTGGGGCGCAGGCGGTGCACCTGGGCCAGGCCGTCCTCGCGCACCGCCAGGCGGCGGCCCTCACGGCCCAGCCCCTGGAGAAGGCCACGCCAATGGCCCACGCGGGCCGACCAGCGCCAGCGGTCCAGGGAGCCCGGCGGGTCCTGGTCCACGTCGATGTCGCCCTTGCCGACCGTGACGACCCACGTCGTTTCGATGACGTAGTCGCCGCTCTCGGTGCCGTAGCAGTCGCTGTGCGCTTCGACCTCCAGGCCATGGGACGACGCCCAGGCCTGGGCGATCCGAAGCTGGGCCTGGCGGACTTCGGCGTGCTGGCCCGCGATGGCGCGTGCCGAGACGGTGGCGGGCCAGATGCTGCGCACCACGTGGACCTCGCGCAGCTCGGCGGTGTGGGTCATGGGCATGTGCAGGTCCGTCACCCCGTCGTCCTCATAGGTTGCTCCAGTCGTCGTCGCTGTCGGGGAGCTGGTCGGCCTGTCCGGGCTCGCCAGCAGGTCCAGGTATGCCGTCGGCACCCCCGCGAACGTCTGGCTCCGGCCGTGCTGCGGGGGCATCCCCACCAGCAACCGCATCGGGCTGGGCATCCTGCGCAGCTTCTCCCACGCGGCCCGCATCCACGGCGCGGTGGCCCCGCTTGCGATCAAACGGGGAGGCTGCGCGCCGTCGGACGACGGGGGCAAGCTCGGCTTCCGGCGCGGCGGGGGCGGCGGCGGGAAGGGGGACCTCTTCGGCGTCAATGGGTTGTTCGACGTGGGGGTGGGCACTGGTCGTCAGCTCCTTGAGGGTGTCGATGTCTTTGGCGGTGATGGACTCAATGAGGCGGGCCGCCTCGTTGGCGAAGTCGTCGGCCGACACAGCGGCCAGCACACGGGTGGGGCTGTCCAGGCCCAGCAGCTTGGACTCGCGCTCCAGGGCGCGCAGGATGGTCGCCGCCGCATCCTTGTCGCCGCGCATCATGGCGGGGTAGTTGGCCCGCTGAATGTCGAAGATGACCGCCCGGTGCCGGGCGACCACGTCCATGGGTTGCTCGTTGTTGATGTCCCGGCGGACGATCTCCAGGTCCTTGCGCACCGTGGTAACGCTGACGCCCACCTCGGCCGCAATGGCCCCCAGCGTGGCCCCTGCGTTGCGCAGGTACATCACCTTGGTGCGGCGGTTCAGCAGCTCCTCGGTGATCAGGCTGGCGATGTCGTCGTCAGTGACCGACATCGGCCGCCTCCCGTTCCAGTTCCTCGGCCGTGGGCCGGTAGAAGCGCAGCTCCACCGGATGGAGAGACACCTTGTGAGCTATCAGCTGGAGCTGCTCGGTCACCTTGCCGTACATCCAATGAGTGAACTCGGGCCATTCCGGTTGGTCGATGAACCCCATGCCCACCACGCCACCATCATCGGGCAGCTCGAAGTCCACGGTGCACCGCATGGTCATCGGGGGTTGTACTCCGCATCGGGCTCCGGCTCGGGCCGGGGCAACAGGTCACCGGTGGCGTTGTCGGTCTCCCGGCCACACACCCAGCACGTCAGGGTGGCCTTGTCGGCCCAGTCCAGGGTGCGGGCATGGCAGGCGGCGCACTCGAAGGCCTTGGTGGCGCTCAGGCCCTCCAGGGAGGCCGGGACCGGGCCATCGGGGCCGGGACCCACCACCCAGGCCGGGTCGGCCGTCGGCGTCGTCTCGTCAGCCATGGTGGGGGCACCCGTCTGTGCACATCTTGCCGTCACAGTTGGTGCCCTTATTCGTGCCATCGTTCGGGGGCCGGACCGAAAACGTGGTATCGCAGGCGGTGCAGGTGGCCGCGCGCACTGTCGACGGCACGGTGTCGCTGTGGTTGCACTTGGGACAGCAGGTCTCCACCGACGTGGGCTGATGGCCCATGACGGCCTCCAGCGCCGCCCGGCTCAGGTGGCTGTCCAGGGCGAGACGGTAGGCCGCCTGGCCCTGGCGGTACTCGGTGACCACGTCGCGCGCCGCGTCGGCCAGGGCCACCGCTTCGCGGCGGTCGGCGTTCGCACCGCTGGGCGGCCAGTCATCGAAGCGCTCCACCATGGTGGCCAGGACTTCCAGCAGGGGGTGCACCGTGGGGTCGGGCAACGGCGGCATGTCGTGCGCGCTCACGGCTTCACCGACCCCGTCAGCGACGTGGGGTCGCAGTCCTCGGGCTCGGGCATGGCGCGCACCGCGTTGGCCTCGATGCGCTCCTCCAGGGTCTGCTCACGGCCGACCGGCTTCATGCCCAGCCGGGCGCGGACCTCGTCGTCGTGCATGTCGTCAATGGTGCCCATCAGTACCGCACCACCTTGCGCACGGCCATGACTTCACAGTCGCCCCGGTCGGCCGACTCGGGCAGGTCCCGGCTGCCGTCCTCAGCGTCCATGACGATCTGGGCCGCCACGGACAGGTCGGCCGCCTCGATGCGGGTGGTGCGCTGGGTCACTACGTCGAACTTAGGCACGGTGGCTGCCTCCTGGGTAGGCCGATTTCGGGGTGTGCAACGGGTGCGCCTGGGCACGCCGCTGTTGGGCCAAGGCCCTGTCACGACGGTCGAGCAGAAGCATGATCAGGTCGCCGTAAGTGCGGTTTTCCTCGGCGCACGCGATCTTGAAGCGTTTGCGCTGGTCAGGGGTCATTTTCACGGGCAGCAAAACCTTTGCTGGTCCGCGTGGTCGGCCCATCTTCCGAGGGGCTCCGGAGGTGGTTCGGGTGGTCATAGATATCCAATATAACCTAACCCGAAACGCGACCTAATCAGCACAGTAATCCGCCCCCTCGTCATCCTCACCGGCCGCGATCAGCATGTACTGCACGTACCCCGTCGTGGACGCCACCGTCTCCAACGGCCCCAGGTCGATGCCCTGCTGCTCGGCCAGCTGACGGCACAGCCCCTCGTTGAACCGCTGCGACGGACTCCACCCGAGCACCCAGCCATCCGTGGTGACCTGGGGGTCGCCCGGCCACACCGCCACCACGGCCTGGAACACCTCGTTGATCAGGTGCCGGGCCTCGCTGGCCTGCGCGGTCGCCACCGTGTTCGCGCGCCGTTGCCGCTCTAACTCCGCCCACGCCTCGTCGCTGGTCAGGATGCGGGCCTGGGGCCACACGGCCGGGGTCAGCGTCGGGTTCTTGATACCCAGCAACGGGCTCACGGGGCGCGCAGCTTCCCACAGCTTCGGGTACGCGCGGCCCACCGCCTCACTGGTGATGACCTTGCGGGTACCGCCGCCTCGGCGCACAGCCCGCAGCTGCTGGCGATTGACGTACCCCTGGCCGGTGGCGATGAGCCGGTCCAGCTGACCGTTCACCGCCACGCGTGCCGGGCTCTTGCTGCCGACCAGCTT